TGAATTACGAGAGCCATAGACCGGTGTCTTGGAAAGCACCAGCTAACCTAGACGTGGTCACAGAATCGATCAGGTTCTCGTCTTCCAACATAGCCTGATGTCCAGGTCTCTCCTTACTTCTCAGCCGCCGTGAGGCACCTAACCACTGATTATAAGAATGAAACCGCCTGCCGATATCGGGGCCCTTGTCGGGAGCCATATCCAATGCCAGCCTTTGACCAGTCAGTGAATCTGTGGCCAAAGAAAGAGCTCTTATAGCAAAACGAGCTCTGGCGTCCTTCTCAGGACTGGGTGTTTCGGGAAACGCCAGACGTATGAGGACGTCCCGCAATGGACGATCTGGCGCACCGCCTTTCCATGTATGCCCAAGAAAGTGAATTGGGTCATGGACTTTTCCGAGATAGGTCTTCCTAGCGTTTAGAGTGAGACCAAGTTCAGTGAACTTACTAACCAAGTCAGCAAGTGGAAAGTACTTGGATTGCCCTACGATGGCATCATCACCCAAAACTAAGATCCTTTCCTCGGGGACGGGAGAATCCGAAAGCCTCAGCCAACAGTAGCTTATCGCCATGTAATTAACGATACTGTCCACCATTTGGGTGAAATAGCTACCACTTGGTACACCATGACGCTTAATCCAAACTGACTTGTTCGGCATCATGACCGGTGTATGGATGAAGTAATTTACAACCTTCCTCCACGTAACTTCCTCTTCCTCTGTGAAGGTTCGGAAGTGAGACTTGAGAACACCGAAAGCGAAATCGATGAACTCTGCGGCTATCGATGAGTCAAAACCACTGAAGTCCAAGCAGTACTTGTAACTTGCATTGGTCACCGGTAGCATACGCGCTGATAGCTGACCTTTCGTGAGACCAAAAGCCATTGCGGACTCTCTGGTAAGAAACCCACGAATGAGGAGTGGTGCGAACCTTGCCTCCAACAAGAACATGGAGAGGGGGTAGCCCCAGACTAACCTGGTCTTAGGACCTTTATCACCAATTCCATCAGGACCTGGTCCATGCTGAACTCGGTGATACGCAACACAAGGATCCGGTGCACGGTCATTCTGAGCAATCCTACTAGCTCTACCGAGGTCATAAGGGAAGGCGTCACCCTTCTTCTCAAACGACGGCAAACCCGCACTCTTAGTCGGCTTAGTAAACTGAAACAGTCCTTCGTCTAAAGGAAGGGGTTCCATCCGACCAGTACCACCGAATGCCTTCAGGGTGAGATTCTTTGCTTGTTTCAGAACCTCCAAGTCATAACCAGTTTCGATCTTGCGACCAT